TAGCTGTTTTCGGCAGTGCTGCCTTCGGCACTACAGGCCATCCCCACGCCTCCCACCATTGCGCTAATGTACTGTAATCATCTTCCGTATAATATCTATATTTCATGTGCCTATTGATATATGAGGGATTATTAACTGTAAATTACAAGGAAAAGGTTGGTCCTGTGATATTATAACGCGTTTCTGTCTTGACCATCCACCGTCTCTATTATCACCAGATTCATTTGCATAATCTTCTTTTAAATCGCCTGTGAACATTAATGGCGGCCTATCCATACGCATTGCTGCTGTCCGCATGTTAATTTGATTTAACTTATAATAATCAGTACCATACTTTGCATATAAAGTATCTAAAAATCTTAATCCAACCGCGTGCATATTTTTCTTTTTAGTTTGTGATACACCTGTTTGTTTACTGCCAGACTCTAAATCCATAGTCTCCAGAAAACCAGTATAAGGCAATCCTACATGCACAACAGATGCCTGCCTATCTAATGTTATTGCCCCATTTGTAACCGTTTGTTGTGTATGTTGTCCACCATCAGCCACCACAGAAACTGTCTTAGCTTCTAAGTGGTCTAAGCCTGATAGCGTGCCAGCCGTTAAATACCAATCTCCCGCTGGTATTGCATCAGTAGAATCAAAATCCTCTACTATGGTGCATACAACTACAGTTGTAGAAGTAAAAGCTGTAATCTCCGCCCTACCTGTTTGCGTGCCGTCAACACTTTCTCGCCATAATTCTCTACCTACCATTGTGGCATCAAATATAGCACCACTAGCCGTAAAGTTTATAGATGTGCCAGTGGTAGCTGCTGGAGTTAATGTAACAGAAGTATCCGTGCCAAGGGCATCACCATAATAACTAATAGCGCTATCAAGATGAATGTAAGTTTTTTGTGTTTCAAAAAGAAGGTTTCCATAAGTTGTTTCATCCGTTGTTTTGCTTGTTGTTATATAATCTTCTCTTCTAGGATAATTTACTGTATCAGAGTAATATTCTATATAATACACGTCAGAGCCATTTATCGTGCGCTTTACACATTGCCATAACTGGTCATAATCTGTAGTACGTGGCTTTGTAGCTATGGATTTTATTACACCGTCTGTGGTGTGCCTATGCCAACCCGATATTGACTCTGAATCCTCAACCGACATACCTACTAAAATGCCGTTATTCTTAATGGCCCATAATATATTTGGCCTGCCCTCTTGATATGTTATCTGCTTTACACCCGATGAGGTTATATGGTCCGCTATGACATTTCTATCTATAGGTCTATACGAATTTGTTTGTAAATCATACTCAAAAGAACGCAATATAAGGTCGTTATTCTGCATATAAAGAATCTGTGACCCCTTACTTACAGGCATTATATTTGCCACACCAAAGGAGTTAGTAGGCTTAATAGACACACTATCTACCGTGATAACCTCTTCTTGCCCACCTGTCGCTTGGTAAACATCAGCCACACCACCAATTGCTAAAAATGTATTAGTGCCTGCCAACCATGCTGTTTTATTTAATCCACCAGCTATTGTATATTGTATCCCATCTGTTGCAGCAGTTCCTGTTGTGAAATTATTAAAGTCTGCGGATTTAGAAAACCATATTGTATTTGGATTGTTATTAGAACCGGCATAAACCAAACGTTGCTCATAAAAACCCACCGCGCCCGGTCTATTGTCCGCCGTTAACGTTAATGCTGTAGGTGAATGATTTGCCATTGCCCAACTTGTAGCTGAAGTATATGTTAGAGTTTGTGGGTTGTATGAAGGATGAGCTATATACATAACCGCACCCGCTTGAGCGAACTTTAACGCCTTTAAATCTGCCGCTGCAAATGGTGTTACAACTTCGGTTATTACAGCAACCGTCCCCCCTGATACATAAGTTGTATAACTTGTGCTATCTACACCCGACAACTCGAAAGTATTTGCAACTGTATCCACATTAGCTACTGTATACTCATTACCGTTTAGTTCAATCATACCAGATACACCAGTGATAAATACTGAATCACCATTGGTATAGTTATCCGCCCCCGAATACGTTACCACGCATGGATTTGCCTTTGTTGCCGCGGTTAAATCTTGTGCAGCCTCTCTTACCTGTCCATCGTTATTATAAAACCTAACCGCTAAATCAGTAAACTCCATTACAAAGGATATTGCATCATCATATTTAAAGGTATGCAAAAACGCCTCTGTATTACCTTTAGTTTTCGCAGCATAAATAGAGCCAGTTCTATAACTAACCATACCACCGACTTGAGTTATGAAATTCTCAACCCTCCTTCCACCATTAAAGAAGGCTGCAAGGTCGAATCTTCCATACATTTTAGGGCTTAATTCACCCGCTGAGAAATCTGGATATGAAACAACTGGCATTAAAATACAATCCTATGTGATACATTTGAACCTGAACTACTTAAACGCAATGCTCTATTCTTACTTCTTACTATCCTAGTTGGTGGACGCTCTTGCCCAGATACCGCCCTTGCTATCGCTCCCTGTTGCTTCTTTAATTGCTCCACTCTCTGCACAGATGTGTTGCTTTCTGTTATCTTAAATGCCAATGAAACAGCTATTGTATGGGCTAAATAATCAACAAACATAGCATCAAATTTCGTTACATCTTCAATATCATAAACATACCGTAGACGCATTTGTGTTGCACCCCCCGAATCCCTTGTTAGTAAGATGCTGCCATTTTCTAAATAATACTCTTCAGTGGAATACTGCCTACCTTCTTCTGTTTGTATTGTTATAAATCGCATAAAATCCGCAGGCAATGGGAAGGCCACAGTTGAGCCAAATACTGGCGTTGTAGAAGATGCGGCTAATATTATTCTCTTCGCAGCGAAGTTCCAAGGATGCTCTCTTAATGCCTTCTTTCTGCAATGGTCATACCATCTCGCATAAAGCTCCTCATCCGCTGAACTTGGGTTATCTATATCAGCTATAGTCGCACCACTTAATAAATCAGACGCTAAATTACATATATCAGTCTTAGAAGTAACAGCCATAATATTTCCCTGTAAGATGTCCTGAAAAGATGTCCCGAATTTTCGGGTAATCTTTTTAATACACCTATATAAAAAGGAGGGTAACTTTTTACATTACCCCCCAATTAACTAACCTTGGATAAAGGTAGCAATAATGCTGATAGTACCAGCGGCAGTTCCTACAGTATTGGCAGTTAGTGCAATATCGTAAGACGCATCTGGATTAGTTTGCGCCGACAACGTGCCAAGAGTTGAGTTTATAGAGGCTATATCAACAGCCGCCAAACCAAGACCTTGACCAGTTGCACGTGTAAGTGCTGAAGCCATTGTTTGAGTCCCCATAAGAACATCAATATCAACAGCCGCTTCACCTGTTCCAACTTTATACAGGCCCAACTCATAGTCTGTACCACCTGTTATACCATCCGTCATAATATCAATCTGAAGTGGTATGTAAGATGAAGGAACACTCTTAAAGAAGCGATATACACTGCCATCATCATCAGCGGCAGCAATTTCTTCTGTTCCAATTAGTGTTATTACTTTTTGTCCTTGACCTGTGAATGAGTCGGATATCTTCCCAGCCGCAAGTTTCGTATCAGTATACTTGTCTTCTACTGCCATCTTATTATCTCCTTAAATTATGATAGTACGATTGTACCAACATTTTCAACAACAGTGCCATTTCCAGCACTATCAAAATAAACCACCAAGCACTCGTTCGGCGCATCTAACGTCGCAACGTTATTTGTTCCGTTAAAAGTTCCTGTAGTTAAAGTTAAAGTATGAGCAGCTGTACCACTCGCACTTGTGTTCTTAACTACAAATAAACCTTGGTGATTTGAAGCATCAGCAATAGTAGCAGCCGCAAGTACCGTTGCATGGTTAAGTTCTACTGATTGTATACCAGCAGTTACCGTGCCGTTGGCTGTAGCTGTTACTTCCTGCACCCTTGCGGATACATCAGCAACATTATTAATCTCTGCCGCCGTTGCTGTTACTGAAGCTGGTAAACCAGTTGCCTCCAGTATATCAAGCCTCGTTCTTACTGTTGCAGTCATTTTACGTCTCCTTTATTACGCGGTTACGTTAACTTTCTGTACAAGAACACCCTCGGTACGAACTGCACCGATGTCAAATATAACCTGAACTTGAGTAGTCTCAATAAGGTCGTTACGCTCTTGTACTTTGATTTGCATATCTTTAGATATAGCAAAACATATTCCACGCGATGATGCAGCAAGTAACGCGCGTTGTGCGCTAACAACTGGAATAATAGGGTTTGGAACAGAAGCAGCGAAAGGTATAAGTTTAATACCAGCAGCCTCTTGTATAACACCTTTCTCAACAACAAATGCACGGTTAAAATCAGAAGAAATCAACTCCTCTTCTTTCATTAATGCAGTATGTTCAGCACCTGTAACAGTTAAGTATATAGACTCATCAACATCTACACCGACATCATCGTTCATGAAGTTTTCGCGTATTTCTAAAAGCTTCTCATACGTAAGGCCAGCAGTTGCATCAACGGTTGCTACACCATCAGTTGCTGATGTTACAGTCGTCTCAAAATCACGACCAGTCAAAACGTCAGCAAATGCCGCGTTGTAAATTGTGCGGTCATATTGACGAAGAGCTGCACTAGCAATTGCCTCTGCATAGTTTGACTCTGGGTCTACTAAAGCACCACGAACATCAGCCGAATCTACTGGCAAGTTAACAACGTATCTCTGACGAGTTATCTTTCTGCGATTGTGGTCTATATCATCGAAAGTCGCTGCAACATTACGACCTGAAACCGCCCTCGCTTCCACACGGCCTAAACCGTCATAAGCAAAAACATCTCCACTCATTTGTTTAATTTGAGCATGCGGGCGTAGACGCGAAGTCTTTTGTTGCGCTACTTTGTGTACCATATCCGAAAATTGGATAATTTGGCTTTGGTCTATTGAATCTACCATCTGGTAATCCTCCTATAAATGTGAATAAAATATCGTTACGTTCGATACGGTATCCACCACAAAGGCGGGCGCTATCTGGGGAGTTACCCCCTACCAGACGGGCTTCTAAAAGGTATCCGTCCTTACTAAATTACATTAATATATTGTAATATGCAACTATTTTTTAGTATAGTACCTATCCACAATATCAGTTAGCTGCTTTACTTGCTCCATAGTTTTTGTATGGTCTGGATGTGAAAAATCCCTTGCCGCCTTTGACGTCCTTAATTCCGCAAGAGTATTCCTTGTTTCATTTATATCAGCACCAGTACCAACTTGGCTGCCAGATGTAATAGTGCCTTCAGCACCATACTCTTTACGCACCCTGTCTATTTCAGCTTTCTGCCCATTAATTGTAGCCACAACCGCCGCTAATGCCTCTGGATGTGCCGACAAAGCAGATAACGACTCCTTCAATGATTGTGGCGCATAATGATTCACAGCATCTAATGTTGCTTGCTGGGCCGCATCATAACCCTCGCCGAAATGCTCCTGCGTTAGTGCGTCAAATTTTGCATCCAATGCAGCCTCACTCTCCGCGGCATTCTTCATCTCTAATGCCATATAAGCATTATAAACCTTTTCCGCTTGCTTCTGGCTTAGTCCAGCACTATGTAATATCTCATTAGCTGACTGCTTAAATCCATCAGCATTAAAACCATCTGGCAACCCCTCAGGGTCTGTAAAGTCATACTTAGCCTCATCAGGTCTACCTGCTGCTTTATAAAACGCCTCCCACTCAGCATCACTTGCATCATTTGTCGGGATTCCTGCGGGGCGCTTCCCTATCATCTCTTGTAGATTAGCTGTTGTTTTCCATAAATCGTCTGTTGATTTTACTTTCTCTGTCCACCCCTTATCAGCATAAGCTTCGGGTATAGCAAAACCACTAGCTTCACTTGTCGCCGGTGCGTTTGCTTCTGGAATTGGTGAGTCCATTACTTCGTTTGTCGGTGCGTTTTCCATTGTCATGGGGCTTCCTTTTATAATTAAATTCAATATCTC